GCTTGGCTATTTGTAGGGTTTGCACCATCTTCAAATAAACCATAACCAAAAAACGCTTTAAGTTGTGTGTAACCGCTTGTGGTTTGTGCTACACCTTGTATAAATTGTGTTGTTCTATAATCCACCCAAAAAATGTCTGTTGAGTAATCACCATCAAATACGTTAGTAAAGTAATCCCTTACAAGTTCTGCTATTTCAAAAGTACATACGTTATCAACTGCAAACGAGTTTAAAAGATAGGTGCTTGTTGATGGTCTGCTACTTGTTTGTGTACCTTGATATATATACAATTCAAGCTGTGTGCTTGTTAGGTTTGTTACTGTGCCAGTAGTTATGTAGTACGGACTTCTTACGTTAATCTTGCTCATTTGTTTATATTTACTTGTATTTGTTTCTCTAAGCCTATTGAGTATGCTTCTACTAACTCATCTGGTAATCTTTTAAAAGCTGCCTCGAATGGTTTAGTAAAAAACAAACTTGGTCTTATACCTTTCTTTTTTATCGCCTTTGCTATTGCAAACTTTATTCCCTCACGCTTTGCAAACTTACCGCCAGACCCTCTCGGTGCAATTCCCTTTCTAACTACCCAACTGTCTAAAGACTTTGTAGGTGGCATCTTGTTAGTGTACTTATAAGGCGTGTTGTATTTCTTTTGTGTTCCGCTTACCCCTTTGTCTTGGAACTTGCCATAGTCAGCCATATTAAAGGTTAAGGACGTTGTTTGTGCGCTTTTTGATACTTGGTAACCCAAAGAGTTATAAAGTTCCTTAGATGCGTTCTTTTTGCCCTTAGATAAGTTGCTTCGCGATTGTTGTATAACGTACTTAGCAAACTTGTTTAGTTCATCCCTTAAAAACTTGTCTGCTAACATATAGTAATATCGTTTGGTATTATTACGTCCATTGTTGCTGCCCATCCAGCCAAGCGGTTATCAAACCTTTCGTAAAATGGCTCAAGTGTGGGGTCGCCCTCTAATTGGAATTGTGCGCTATGTAGCGTTCCCCTTCTAAGTAGCATTATTAATTTGTTAAGCACACCAAGTTGTGTGTTTAAAATATCTTGTTCGTTGTTGTTGCCTCTGAAAATATCAGTAGTAGGCTCTTTGCTTTCATCTACTACATCCATAGCCATAACAGTAATGTTAAACGATAGCACTTGTTCTTGAGTTGTTACAGAGTTCACTATAATGTGTGCCAAAGGGAATATGCTTTGCTTAGACAAATCAATGTCAAATATATCGCCAGTTGTAACTGTGTTTACATTCACGTCCGCTAAAAGCTGTGTTTCTATTTTTGATGTTATTTGGTAAAACCCTCTTATTCCTATTTGGCTCATTTTATTTAAATTTATTTTTTATCTGTGCTGCTTCTATTTGGTTTTTCTCTTTTGTGTATTCTAAATAGGTTAAGCATTGGTGTACATTTAGTTCAGTGATATTTTTAAATCTTGTAATATCGCCTTGAGCGATGCCATAGAGGGCGTTGAACCATCCCCACTTGGTTGTGAAATTAGATGCTGTGCTAAAGCCTTCTCGTTCTTGCTGTCCAAAGAGTTCAGCATAACCATCGATAAGTCCTTGCCTAAACTGTAAAAAAAAACAATAGCACCTAATACTACATCTAAAGGGAAGTCCTTAGCGTTATTGCTTGTGTCTGGGTCGTATTCCTTTATGGTGTACCTTGCACCTCGCTTGTGTTCTATTGGTCTGAATAGTACGTTTACTGCTCTGTGTAAATTATCGTTATCCCCTATGAAAGTGTCTAAGTCCATATACTCGCCAAAGGTCATATCGTCAAGTTCTGGAATAAAGCCATAATCTACACCGTTTAAACTAAACTTATTTATAAGCTGGTGGTTAGTATCAAACATAGTATTTATAATCTCGCATACCTCAGCTATGTCTGTGGCTTTCATATTGCGTACTACTATCTCTGGCACTTTACAAAATATCTCTACAATCTTAAGTTGTATTGCTGTATCGTGTGTGTCCTCAAGCGTTCCGTCTAACTTAGCAAACTCTTGGTATTGTCCTAAGGTTATCTCGTTAAGGCTTGTAGGTATTCTTAGATTTACTTTCATATTACTTTACTTATTAATATATAAACAAAATTAATAATTTTTAGACACAAAAAAACCCCTACATTTCTGTAAGGGTTATATGTTTGGGTACTTATAGCATTTTATAAATCGCCATACCCAGAACGATAGGATTTTATTTGCTGTTTAAAGTTATAAATTTTAAACTTTTAAAGTAGTTGCCCTAAAGGAACACTAACATAATCCGTAGAGTAGAACAATTCTGTTCGTTAGCTTGAAACAATAGGAAAAGCTCGTCAGCTTTATTTTTATCTTTATACCACAGTTAGAACCACAGTTGCAAATATTTTACCTTGCTTTTATTTTAATATGTTTAAGAACTTTGTACTATTTCTTGTACACTACAAATATACAACATAATAAACGTTATAAACAAATTATAAACAAACTTTAACATTTCTTTAACATTTAGTGTACTATATACTTACCTCTATTTGGGTTTTGCAACTGGTAGCCAACAGCGTATCTAATCGCATCTATTAAGTGATTGTACTTGTCTATTGGTGTGTTGCTTTTGCGTTCTAACCAACGATAGTTGTTTAACTCTTTGATGAGGTTTGTACTGTCTGGACTTACAACCAAGTCATAATCTTGTAGTAAGCTTATTCCGTATGTTACACTTCCTTGACCTTTTATGCTTGGCTTTACATTACACCCTTTAGCTTTTATTTCGCTTAGTAGTCTTGGCTCTGCACTATCTCCTACAATCAAACCACTATTAGCGTGTTTAAGGTTTAGTTCTGCTATTTGTGATGTGGTTAGCCTTGGCAAGTAAAAACATTCCTTTAAATAGATTGTTTTAGTGCTGGTGTTTATGTTTACCTCTACTAAGGTACTTGGGTCTGCTGCAAAGCCATAATCTTGACCCCACACGCTTACGCTACTTCTTTTAAACTCTCCGATACTCCAGTTACTAAATATAACCCCCTCTGCTTTAGACATCCAAGCACCAAGCATTTGCTGTTTGTACTTCTCTGGTCTGCGCTTACGCATCTGGTCTATTTGGTCAATGTAGCTTTTAGATAGGTTGTCTATGTTGTCTATGTAGGTGGTGTGTATGTAGGTTGTGTTTTCTTTCTGTGTATTGCTTCCCTCTTGTACCCCTCGTTCCTCAAAAAAACGTCTGTATATAAAGTGTTCTTTGGTTGTGGGGTTTAATATCAGTATCACTCTATTGGCTTTGCCTTGTTGCCTTACACTTAGGTCAATGGTGTCAAACTTCTGCTCGTCTGTTAGTTCCTCAGCTTCATCTACTACCCAAGTGGTTATACCTTGCAGAGATTTGAGGTTAGCTGTCTGGTCTCCGCTTGAAGTCTTGATACCTCTAAAGATAATCTTGCTGCCAGTCTTTTTGTTTATTATCTCGTCCTTAGTAATGTGGAAGTGTTCTATCGAGCCGAATTGTTCTAACTTGTCTAAGAACTCTGGTATAATTGAAATGTATGCTGAGGTTAGTGTATAGCGTGTGAATAGTATAACGTGTCCAGCTTCATAGGTAAGCATAACTAAAAGGGCGTTTACTGAAAATGACTTCCCAGACCCACGCCCACCACTTACAATAAAGTACCTACTATCGTTTTCAATAATAGGCATATATTTTTTCTTTACCTCAATCAATGTCAGTCTACGAACTTAATTAAATCTCTAAAATTGATGTTTAAGCCTTCCGAACTATTTATATCCATACTTTCCTTTGGCTTTCCGTAACGATAGCTTAAATAGGTTTGTAAGGCTCTCATATCGCCTTTGGCTACTAACTTACCTAATGTTTCAATTGCTTCGTCTTTGTCTATTATATTATCTAAGCGTTCTATTAGTTTTTGCTCTTGTGCCTTTGGCTTTCTCCCAGCACCTTGTCTTGAACCGCCTCTATTTTCTACTTTCATATTTTGAAAAACTTTGATTAATCAAACTACTAATATATAAACAAACTTATTTTTTTTTAGCACAGTACTGGGTTTTTAACTTGTCTTTTTAATTTAGCACCTTTTACCTTTTGGGGTTGTATTTGTGGCTTTGTAGCTTTTATTAGCTTATCGTATGGCATTAACCTTGTACCTATAAACTGCATAAGGCTTTCTGTTTCCCATTTGCTTAGTACTTGTGTTATTTCTTTTATTAGTTCTTTGTTTTGTGGTTTAAGTGTTGTTTGTTTCACTACCTTTTTCTTTCTTGGCATTTTGCACAAATCAACATTAAGTCTAAACTGCCTAACTATCTTGTTAAATATTACTTTATCGCTATGTGTAATTGTATCAAAAGTTCTAACGTGATAAATTGCGCAGTCGTGAGATACGCCTATTTTACCGCCTAAAAATTGTAATGTGTGTCCAGCTTCTTTAGCAAGTTTACAATATACCTTTCTTGCATAAGAGTATTGTCTTTGTCTTACTCTTTGTGTTATATCAAATCCGTAAAGGGTGTTTAGTTCTTTTATTAGTTCGTCTAAGTTCATACTTCTTCTTTCTTGTGTATAATGTATCCGTTTTCTTTTAGGAGTTGTATCGCTTCCTTTATTTTTTCTTGTTCTATTCTGTAACTGTCAAATATGTAGTTGTGTATTACCATTGTTCTTTGTTTAAATTATATTCACTTAGGGGTGCTTCCCCATTTTCTTCTAATTCTTTTTGTAAGTTGGCTAAGGCTCTCCAAGCCACCTTTGCTGAATGTCTTATTAAGTCTGTGTCTATCTTTCCAGCTTCCATTAAGTGTCTTGTTAAAGCGTCTAACTCATCTCCAGACTTTGACCTATCCCAATGTAAGGGTTTGTTTGGGTGGTGCTGTTGGTTGCCTATCCAAGATGTTTTAGCTACTTCTCTTATTGCATCTGGGAAGTATTTAAGTACTCCGCTAAATACTGGCATTTGTTTTCTGTTTGGCTCGTCATATACACCAGCTCTTTGTTCTTCATAGGCTAACTCTTCTTGTTCTTTCATTGTGTATGCGGTTTCTGTTCCGCTTATGTAATCAATCCTCTGACTTCTCTTTTTCATTGTCTTTGTCTATTATTAGTTTTAGTGCCTCTAACTTTACATACATTTGAGCAACTATGTTTTCAAGTCTAAGTATGCGTTGTATCTGTGTGTGCTTCTTTTGTTTCATAATTCCCCAGTTAAGCAATAGTTATCTAAGTCTGCACCCTCTATAAAGAACTTGTTGTATAAGTCAAGTGCTTTCTCTACTTTCTCTTCGCCTCTGTAGTAAAACTCTTCTGAGCAGTTAAAGATGCCTATGTCAAGGCTTTTCTTGTCAAGTACTAAAAAATAGAACGACTTAAAATCTTTCTTAAACAAATTACAATACAGATAGCATTGCACATCATAAGAGTATTTTTGTGCCGAGTAGCTAAAGTCTTTTACGCTTGATGAAGTTGTTTTTAAATCGACTATTCTATTGGTGGCTAATACATCCGCCTTACCTCTAAATGGAAAGCCTAATACGTTGTCTATGGCTGGTATCTCAAACTCTGCTTTAGTAATTAGTTCCTTAGCGTGTTCGTTGCGGTAGAATGCATCTACAAGCCTATCAGCATCACTACGCTCTTTTGCAGTAAACACTCTTGGGTTTTCAGCTTTGGCATCCCTAAACTTCTTTGTGTTCTTGCTTTGCACATCTATAAAGGTTTGCGCTGCAAATACCTCTGGTTCTAATATGGCGGTGTGAAAAAGCCATCCATCTCGTAAGGCTTGGCTTTCGCCACTTCCATACTCTAAGCTAAACTTATACGTCTTAGGACTTGATAGAAGCTGTTTAAGGCTACTACTACTAAGCGCAAGGGTGTTTAGTTCCCCATAGTAAAAAGTGTCATCTTCCATACGCTTAAGCAGTTCTGCTTTGTCGTAATACTTGTTGTCTAATAGTTTTATCTTATCCATATTATTCAAGGTCATAATTATAGCAATCACGACAGCAGTAGGTTTGTCCGTTTGTTGGCGTTTCGCACGTTCTACAATAGGTTGTCTCGTCTGGTGTTTCCCAATAGTTCATATCTCGTATTGTTTTAGTTCTTGTTTTAGTTTTTGTATCTCTTTGTTTTTTTGGTTTCTTATGTGGTCTACTTTCTTGGTTAGTATCTCAACCTCTGTAATTAATTGGCTGGAGAGTATACCTATTTCTGTGATTGCTTTTACACAGTTCTTTAAATCTTTGTTGTTAGGTTTAGCCTCTTGCCAATCAATAAGCTTCTCAATTAGAAACGAGTACCACAGTCCGTAAGATTGTTTTTGTAGTAAGTCCATTTTAACTTGCAGACCCAATTAGGTAGCCAAAAGCCACACATAGTGCTAACATAAATATTATAGCACCTTGTATAATTATTTCTCTTTGACGTTCTTTTTTGAGTTCTAAGGCATCAAGTTCTTTTTGAGTGTGTACCTCTATTCTGTTTTTGCGTGTTTGGATGTGTAACCCAGTTTTTGTCTTTTTCATAATCTTTGTTTTTTATTGTATGTTTATTATTATGCTTCTAATGTGTGATGCTCTGTTTTCTAACTCTATCTTTTTTTCTTTGGTTAAACTTTTTTTGTAACTATCGTAATACAATATAGCATCTATTTGTTTTAACTCTTTGCGTAAGTCATCTAACTGCGTTCTCATTTGTTTGTGTTTGCGTTATGAATATAAGATAGTGCAGTTTGCTCGTTCATTCCATAGGCTTGTACCATCATAGTTATCCAAGCCTTTTCTGTTTCTGTAAGTGTTTTCATTAGTATATGATATTTAAAAATTCTTTCTTTTGCTCTTCCGATACATAATTTACATCTTTAAACTCTAAAGCTAACTCAACAGCTTTATTAACTGTAATATCGAAATTAGTCCAAGTAATGAAAGCAAACTGCATATCATTAGAGTTAAGTTGGTTGTAACTATTGCTATCTATTGTTGCTTGTATAAATTCTGAGTAAGTCATTTTGTTTTTGTTTTAAAGTTATACACAAATATATATAAAAATATTTATTATAAACAAATTATAAACAAGTTATTTTTTAAATCCGTTTAAATTTATTATAGATGCTTGGCTCTCGTCAATCAAATAACAAGGCTTTAGAACTTTCTTTTTTGTCCATAGCGTAGTATCTGGGCAGTACATTTCTTGTACTTTTAAGTCCTGGAGATTGTTTAGCCAGAACATATAATTGCCTTTGGGGTCATTTACAAAGTACAAAGCTATCCTACCAGTTTCTATCAGCTTGTCGTACTTGTAAACCTCAAGCATTTTTTCTTTGTAGTATTTGTTTCTGAACTTAAACTCTATTACTACTTCTGCTCTCTTGCCATTTTTTTCTGGTGCATATCCTATCGCATCATAATGCTCAAAGCCTTTGCCAGTATGTGTTAAATCCCAGCCATCAGCGTTTAATAATAGTATTACAGCTTTCTCCCACTTGTGTACATTCTTAATCATAAATCTTGTTTATGTCTGCAATCCATTGTAAAAGCCTTTTAGGGCTGCAACTGCAAGGCTCGTAATATTTGTGGTCGTAATACTTAGAGTGAAGCCTACACAATAACTTATATTGTTCTTGTGATAGCTTACCTTTTACGTCAGCTTTAAACTGCTTCCAGTCTTTTTTGTCTATTTCTTCCATAGGTCTAAATCTATATCAGTCCATTCGTTCATCTTGCGCTGTCTTTCTTCACAACCGCAATTTTCTCCCCATATCTTTTTGACTACCCATCTTATTCCAGTATAATAAGTAATGTAGTAAACTAAATCTCCTAATTTCATAATTCATTTATTGGTAATATAATTCCTTTACTTGCCATATTATCTCCACCCTTTTTATCTCGCTTTGTGTTTATATATTTTCTGCATTTGTCTTTTAAGTCCTTTGTTTTGATAATATACAATTTGTCTAAATAAATATAATATATCTCAGCTTTGGTTGCTGAAATTCCACTTGGCTTACCATAGCAAGAATACTCTACATAGAAGTTGCCAGTAACTTTATATTGTGCATCGCTTTTAACCTCAACACCAATTTCTAACTCTGGTATATAGATATCCCAATCTAAACAATAGCCATCGACTATGTAAGCCTTAGGGTACTTCTGCTGTATATGCAACAAAGCTTTATTCTCATACTCTTTGCCAGTCTTTAAATCGTGCTGAAATTTACTAATCATATATTATCTTTTATGTGTTTAAGTGCGTTTCTGTAAGTATTGTAAAGGCTGTAATAACTTATCTTTGTTTCTCTGCTTAGTGATGCCACGCTTTGCCCTGAAGCTACTAAAGTAAATACCTTGCTATCGTACCAGCGCATATCTGCAAGTAAGTTATCTATTTTATTTTTATCCTTTGCATATTGTACCTCGTCTATGCCTAAGTCATCTATTTGCTTTACTTCCCCATCTATGTCCTCTATGTATGTTTTTATCATTCGTGCCTCTTTCTTGTGGGTGTTTAAGTAAATTCCACGCAACACCTTATATATATAGTAAGTGTTGCAGTCGCCATTATAGTAAAGGTCTAAGCCTTTTTGTACATCACATATAAGCTGGATGTACATTTCTTGCACAACATCTTCTGCTAAACTTGGTTTACAGCCGAACGATTTAACGATGCTAACCCAATTTTTGTGCTTATCGTAAGCAAGTTCTACTAATGATTTCATTAACCTAATTTCTCTTTAGTTGTTATAAAGTATTTTAAGGGGTCGTATATCTCTCCTACTACAAATGGAAGTCCTAACTCGTTTATACTAAAGCTAAAGGTTTCAAAAGAATACCCTCTTGACCTTCTGCATATAACTGTAACCCATTCTTTGTTAGTTGTGTTAAGTTCTAATTCTATAACTGTTTCCGCTTTTTTCTCGAGAAACGAGCCAAGATGACCAGTTCCAAGTTTTGAACTACCATAGTTTTGGTGCATTACAACCATTATGTGTGTGTTGTAGCGTGTTGATAGTTGCATAAGTTTTGCAACCATTTCATTACAGCTTGGTAAGTCGTTGGCATCAGCGACAAGGTCAGCCGCGCCATCTATAAAAACTAACCCAGCTTCTTTGCCATTTTCTTTGTTTTCTTTTAAAGTCCATTCTATAAACTCTAAGCGTTGTTTATACGTTAATGTTCTTAAAGCGTAAGTTTGATAACACCCATTGTCTTTAAGGTTAGCCATATCAGTTGCACGTCTAAAGCATCTTGCTGCGTGGAAATGTCCTTGCTCTGTATCAAAATGAATTAAGCATTTATTACCTCTGTGTCCTTTAATGTTACCGCCAAAGTTATTATTGTCGCTTAAATAAACAGATGCAAGTAAAGATATAAAAAAACTCTTTTTGCTCTTTGGGGGGGCTGTAACGTAACTTATATTGCCCAAGCTTGATATTGCTATTGGATAAGTTTTTTCACCTTTTTTAGTTTGTATTGTTTTTTCGCCATAACTCAAGGCAATCTCTGGGTACTCAATTTCTAAAGAAGTGTCAATGGCACATTCCTCTTTTATGAGTTCCATTAACATTTGCTGAGTTGTTTCTTGTTCAGTCATTTATTATATGTTTGTTTTTGTTTTTGTAAAGGTATAAAAAAAAGGGGGTTAAAAAACCCCCCTTTAATTAAAATGGTAAATCTGCTTTCTCAGTAGCTGTTGTTACTGGCTCTGCTTGTGGCTCACGCTCTGCGAGTGTGATAACATTGTCAGTCCATATAACCTTTCCGTTTGCTAAGTATTGGCGTTGCTTCTTAGCCTCTCTTTCTTCTTTTGACTGTGCCACATATACGCTCGTATTGTTTCCGTATCGTGTTTCATCGTTTACAGCCATTGTAAGATTGACGTATACTGCGCCTTCCTTTCCCGCAATAAATTTTTCTTTGGGAAGCTTATCTACTCTTAAATTAAAGTTTATTAATGCACTCATAGTTTTATTTATTTATTATTTATGTTTATTTATGTTTATAAGGTTTTGTATTCTGTTTTGGGTTTTTTAAAACTTTCGCTTTCATCTTCGCCAAACACTCCTAACTCATAAAAGCCAGTAAGTTTAAGGACTGCTCTACTCATAGCACGTTTCTCAGCCATTTCAGCGACATAAAACGAGTTAGTGTTTCCATCTTTGTAGTTCTCGCCTTTTAAGGCACTACCAAAGGTTTCAATGCTTTTACCATCCTTACTGGCAAGTGCTTTAAATACTGCATAGGTAGGCTCACACCTAATCACTTCATAGTTTACTACCATTTGTTCTAAGGCTTGTATCTTGTCAATACCTTGCCTTGTAATAATCGTATAGTGCTGGTGCTTAAAAAAGTCTGTTTTGTCTAAGTTATATTTTTCGTAAAGTTCTTTTAGTTTATCTCTATTCATTGTTCTATGTTTAAATGTTCTGTTTCTATTATTTGTTCTAAGTATTGTACTCTTCTTTCTAATGCTTCTACTCTTGCATTTAAATAGTCTATCGTTGTTGGGGTCGCTGCTCGTTTAACATCTTCGTAATGTGTCATCTTACAAATCTTTAAACATTACAAAAGGGTTATCTACCCCAATTACAAATTTAATATCCAAAATAGTTCTGTATCTAAGATTATGTATTAGACTTTCTTCTTGTAAGTCGTTTGTAATAGATGCAATAATATCTGGATATTTAAGGTTCACTCTTCCAAGTTCTTCAGAGTATTGTGGCTTAAGCCTATCAAGTAAAGAAATTATTTTATATGGCATAGTCTTTGTTTTTAGTTTCCCCAAAGTTATAAAAAAAAATTTAATAAAAAAAATAATAAACAAAATGTAAACACTTAAACAACAAAAAAACCACCTTTAGTAAGGTGGCTTAATTGGGCTGGTTAGCCGAAAAAAACAAAAACATATAGAATATACAAACAAAGATAACTAATATATACTAAACCTAAAAGTTTTGCTTCTTTTTTATTTCATTTAATTTGTCTTTAAATTCTTCAAATATCTCTTGCCAATCTGCATCTGTAAACTTTACCATACTTCTTGAGGTCTGTAATAGTTCTTGTGATAGTTCTTGCCCCAAAGCTATGCTGTATTCGAATTGCCTACCATACTCAAACCTATTACACTTTCTGCATTGTGCGTTTACGTTCCTTTCGTCATATCTTGTAATTAAATACTTTCTACTTATAAAGTGTCCAGCATCACTATCCAAGAAATGTATTGTTTTACCACAGCTTACACAACCACAATTACCAGTACTGTTGTCTGCATCCCTACGTCTTATGTATTCGTGGAATACTTTATCTATCTTATTTTTCCAATATTTTTGTGTTTTTTTTGGCATTGCACTAAATTAGACTAGACCCCATAAGTCATTATTTTATTATAACTTTTTTTAGTATTTTATGTTTCCCTTTGTTTATCTGTTTATGTTTCCCTAAATATATATCTATTTAAGCATACCATAATTTTATAATAAAAAGCTCAAAGTTATTAATTAATTTTTAGAAAAAAAAATAGAATATTAATTTTAATTTACTTTTTCCAGTTCTTAGTTATTTTTTCAGCAGAACGCATACCAAAATAACCACCGTAAACAAGTAGTAATAGTGAAGAAAGTAAGTCAATCCAATTAGGGTCTATTTTAAAGCCTTGTAGTGAACTATCTAATATTATGTATATAAATAGCGTAAGAGTTAAAAAGGCAAGTGTAAGGGGTCTTATATTGCGTGTTAAGTAGCTGTCTGTGGCGTTGTCGCTTACCCACCGCTTAGTTGTTTCTTCTATTTCTTTGTTTTGTTGTTCGTGTATTAATTGCTGAAGTTTTATCTTGTCCTCTATTGATATGTCGGACTTTGTTATTTCTTTAATCGCTTCGCCTGGGGATATAACGCCCTCAAGCACATTACCAAGTGCTGGGTTAATTACCTTTGCAGCACCAAGTAAAAGCTTTCCTACTGTTGTATCTTTAAATTTCTTTTTAGGCATTGTTATTTTTTCTATAATCCCATCGTGCTTCTGTGCCTCTAATATCTATGTGGGTAAAAGTGTCGTACCTACCCAAGCCACCACATTTTATAAAGCCACCTTGTTGTAATTTGTCAAGTGCGTTTGCAACTTCGTCTGGTGTTAGGTTTTTCACAACTATGTCTGCTGCCTTACCTTGCAAGTGTTGGGATTTTAATGTGCCACCATTAATACCATTCCAAGCTTCACACCTATAAGCACTATTTATTTTTATAGGCTCTTGTAATTCATCCCTGACAATTTGTAGGTTTTCTGCAAGTTCCTTAATGTTTCTATATACATCATCTGAAAGTCTACAATAACACCCCTCAAGGTTGCCTTTGCACTCAAACTCACTTAG